GATGTGTTGGTTTACACAGTCCGTTCATCGACAAGCATTGCGGCTCAACTTCTGACCAATATCGGGTGACAAATGGGATTACCTGTCGAAGTCAATAACTTAATGATGGGTTCATTAGGTGGCTACACCGTAGGTCGTAGTTTGCGCTTTCGTAACAGTGCATCCGCATATTTGAATAGAACTCCTGCAAGTGCGCCAACTAGTAGCTCTATTTTTACTTTTAGTGCGTGGGTAAAACGTGGTCAGTTAGTTTCTTCTGGCGTTCGTCCATTATTCGGTGGAAACAATGGTGGATCAAATATAGACGGCATCCAATTTTGGAATGACCGAATTGATATTTTCTTTGCATCTGGAGCATCATACCGTGTAACTACAACTGCAGTTTTTCGTGATCCATCAGCTTGGTATCACATTGTTATTGCAGTCGATACAACGCAAGCTACTGCATCGAATCGTGTAAAAATTTATGTAAATGGCGTTCAAATTACTACTTTTGATACTGCAAACTATCCTGTCCAAAATTATACATTTGTAGTGTTTAATAAGCAGTCTATCGCCAATTATATTGGTTGGGAAAACTATACTGCTGGCGCACAATTTGACGGGTATTTAGCTGAACTCAATATGATTGATGGTCAAGCACTCACACCATCCTCATTCGGTGCATACGACACTAACGGCGTATGGCAACCAAAGAAATACACTGGCACATACGGCACTAATGGTTTCTATCTGCCGTTCTTAATGAACTCTGCTTATAGTGCGGCAATTTCTGGAACTGGAAGCACTGTAAACGTAAATGGTTCATATACTAGCCTTACTCTTGGAACTGGCGATTTTACGATTGAGGGATGGGTTTATCTAAACTCAACATCAAGTGTAGGCGTTGTAGATTGGAGACCAGCAAGCACTAATGGAAACTATCCTGTTATTTATATTTCAGGCGGTGTTCCATATTATTATGTAAACAGCGCAAACGTAATCACAGGCGGTTCTTCTATTCCTACTGCAACATGGACACATATTGCCGTTGCTCGCTCTGGCACAACTACAAAAATGTTTATTAACGGAACTCAATCTGGTTCTAGTTGGACTGATAACACAAACTATCTTGGAGCGACTAATAGACCGGGATTTGCTGGGACTGGGTTTAATGGAACAGCGAACGGCTTCGACGGTTATTTTTCAAATCTTCGGATTGTTAAGGGAACTGCTGTCTATACCGCTAACTTTACAGTTCCAACATCTCCATTAACTGCAATTACAAATACATCGTTGCTAACCTTTAATAGTGCTTCAATCGTAGATAACAGCGGAAATAGCGTTGCTTTGACAGTTGGTGGAACATCTCAATCAGTTCAGTTTGCTCCATTCAATTATAATTTTAATTCAGATCAGTCAGGCAACGGTAATAACTGGACACCTAACAACATCTCGCTGACTGCTGGCACGACATACGACAGCATGATTGACTCGCCTACGGTGAGTGCGAGTGCAAGTAATTATTGCACTTGGAATCCTACTTGGAAAGATAGCACGCTTACGATTTCTGATGGCAACCTTAAGGTTTCTTCTGCTTCTAATAGTAATGGATTATCTACCGGCACGATAGCTGTATCATCTGGTAAATGGTATTGGGAAGCTACTATTGGCGGCTCTGTTTCATTATGGGCAGTTGGAATTATTAAAACGTCAGTAGCTACTCCAAATTATACATCTTTAACGTCAGGAAGTAGTTACGCTTGGAATAATGCGTCAACTAAATATAATGGACAAACTGGAACGTCTTACGGCGCAACTTATACAACAGGAGACGTGCTTGGCGTTGCGCTGGATTTAGACGGAGGCACAATTACATTCTATAAAAACAACGTATCACAAGGCACAGCATTTACTGGTATTTCTGGCACGTTCACGCCAATGAGCTTAATGAACGCAAGCAGTGATGTCTCTACCAACTTCGGTCAACGCCCATTCTCCTACACCCCGCCAACTGGCTTCAATGCGCTAAATACATATAACTTACCAGCACCAAGCATTGCTAATGGCGCACAGTATATGGCGGCTACGACCTATACTGGTAATGGCACATCGCAATCTATTACCAATGGTGGCAATAATACTATTGGCACGACATTTCAGCCTGATCTTGTGTGGGCAAAGATTAGAAGCACTACAGGAAATCATTCAGTTTATGATTCCGTGCGTGGCGCACAGCAATGGATTTCTACAAACTTAACTAATGCTGAAGGAACTTATCCCGGAGTTACGGCATTTAATTCTAATGGTTTTAGCGTAGGAAGCGATGGTGGCGTTAACCAAAATGCCGCAACATTTGTTGCTTGGCAATGGAAAGCTGGCGGCACAGGCGTAACCAACAACTCTGGCACTATCACATCTACTGTATCCGCAAGCCCATCAAGTGGCTTCAGTATAGCAACATATACGGGAACGGGTGCTAACGCGACTGTCGGACATGGTCTTGGTGTTGCGCCGAGCATGGTTATAGTAAAACAACGTAGCGGTGCAAACGGGTGGCCTGTTTATCATGTCTCCCAAACAAGTGCCGCATACTATATGCTTCTTAATCAAACTGATGCATCGAACATTGCCGCTACAGTGTGGAACAGCACGGCACCAACGTCATCTGTATTTAGCATTGGGACAGCGGTTGGTGTTAATACATCAGGCCAGACTTACGTCGCCTACTGCTTCTCTGCCGTATCTGGTTATTCGGCATTTGGAAAATACACGGGTAATGGATCGGCTGATGGGCCGTTCATTTTCACGGGCTTCCGCCCTAGATGGGTGATGATTAAAAATACACAAGATGCAACAACTAATTGGTATATTTATGATACTTCAAGAGACACTTATAATATTGCATCAAGTTATTTAATGTCTAATTTATCAAATGCGGAAGCATCTTTTTCTGCGTTCGACATTTTATCAAATGGTTTTAAAATAAGAACTTCAAATTTAAATTTTAATAATTCAGGACAAACGCATATATATGTTGCGTTTGCTGAATCGCCTTTCAAATACTCACGCGCTCGATAAGGAGTAATCATGTTTCTTCTCAACGGTTCACCACTTCAAGTCGATGTTCCATTCACGCATGATAATATAAAATATCCTGCAAACTGGCTTCGGCTTTCCTCACAAGCTGATCGTGATGCTATCGGTATCACAGAAGTCGCTGATCCGGTTCGTCCTGATGATCGATTTTATTACGTTGACGGTAATGGTCACGGCGTTCCAAAAGACTTGGATGGCCTCAAAAAGACATGGTCATCTCAAGTCGATCAAACCGCTTATTCAATGCTCTTTACTTCGGATTGGATGGTTGTTCGCAAGCAAGAGGTTGGGACAGATATTCCTGCGGATTGGCTGACATATCGATCGGCAATTCGGACTGCGGCGGCAACCAATAAAACAAATTTGAATGGCGCGGCTGATTTTGATGCGTTCGTGACGGTAGCGACTAGCCTTCAATGGCCTATTTCTCCTGATGCAGTGATTTCCTGACTTTTGGCGGATCAATTTTTAGGGTAGAACTGATCAAAATGGAGGTCTAAAATGTCATTGAACGTTGATGAACAAACAAAACTTATAATTGACATGGCCTCGATCACGACAGTTGTGGGAACCCTTTGGGGTGCGTTACCAGCCTTGGCCGCGTTATTCTCTTTGATCTGGTCACTGATTCGAATTTATGAAACCAAGACAGTCCAAGGATTGATTTCAAGATTTAAGAAAAAGGACTGATTCGTGGCGATCCAGAACCTTAACGGCTCGTCGAGTCGAAACGTATTTCTGGACGCAAATCGCGGGATTCATCCTGATTGCCAAGCAATTCATCGGTTTGCTACTGCATCGGCTTTTGGCATAACCTATCAGACAGTTTGGGATAATGGCGGCGGGATTTATACATTTCCTGCGTCTGCTCTTACAATGTCATGCGTTTCCGATTCTGCGCTCGATACGATGGGCCTCGTAATCGGCGGCTTGGATGCAAACTATAAACCTATCACTGAAACAGTAACTTTGAACGGCCTAACTCCGGTTACGACCACAAAGCAATTTCTTCGAATAAATGATCTTCAAATTGCATCCGGTGAAAATCAGGGTGGGATTCAAGTTACAAACAATGGCACGACATACGGTCACATTTCTGCGCTTTTCGGCGTTCAGCAATCAACGGTTTATACGGTTCCTGCCGATCATACGTTCTATATCACTCAGGTCGATATAACTTCAGGCACTATAGGAGCGAATAAATACGGTTACGCTCGCGCAGTTATGCAATTATTCAATGGACCTAAATTAAGGTTTTTTGAAACAACTTTTGTAACATCTCAGCTTAAGTTTGAGCCAGTTACTCCTTTTACACTACCCGCAAAGACAGACTTTTCCTTCGAAGCAAAATCATCATCCGGAACAAACGAATACACGGTTTATATAAATGGTTTGCTGATAAAGGAATGAGGCTATGGACCCGTTCACGCTCCTTGCGGGTGCAACTGCGCTCTATAACGGGATCAAATCTGCCGTCGATGCGGGTTCGGACGTAATTGAGACAGCGGAAAAATTAGGCGGATTATTTTCCAAAGTCGCGCAGATCACGCAGATCGCCTCAACTCCTCAGAAAAAGAAGATATTTCAGTCTCAGGCTGATTTTGAGGCGGAGGCGGTTAAACTCTATGCCGCTAAGAAAAAAGCGAATGAGATGGCCTTTGAGGTCAAGAATATGTTTATCGCCAGATTTGGTCCTGCGGCTTGGGATAATATCCAGCGGGAAGTCATCGAGATGCGGAAACAGGCGGCTCGGCAAGCGGCGATTGCATTGAAAGAAAAAGAAGAGATGCAGAAAGATTTGCTCATGTTTGCTGGCGTGATTGGATTCGTTATTGTGGCTGTCGGCGTGATGGTCGTTGTTCTGATGGTTCGAGGCTGAAATGAGAATTGTCTTGATTTCAGTTATTTCAATCATGCTTCTTGGTTGCGAAGATCGCTATCGATATGCTTGCCAAGACCCGTCTAATTGGGAGAATGAGGAATGTCGGGAGCCAAAATGCCGAGCGACAGGAACTTGCTCAAACGAGTTGATAAAGAGCTTGCAAAAGAATCCATGCGGACTCATCACCACAGAAAGCGGAGAATAAACGAGCATGATCTCCATGCTTTACTTCAGTTTATCATTGGGATTAGCCTCTGTATCACGCTCACAGGAACCGTATTTGCGGTCTTATATTCGCTCATTTTTGTCACTCAACCCGTCGATGCTCAGGCTCCGAATGATCGAGAATTTTTCAAACTTATCGCACCAATAGCAACATTTTTGACCGGAACCTTATCGGGCATTATGCTCGCCTCTAAGGGCCACAAGAATCATGGAGATGACTGATGGATATTCTCAAAACATTTGGACCGATCATCGGTCAGGTCGCGCCTAGTATCGCCTCTGCGCTCGGCGGTCCATTGGCTGGCACTGCGGTCAAGTATCTATCTCAGGCTTTCTTCGGTCATGGCAATGCTTCGGCAAATGAACTGAATGATGCAATGCAAAATGCCTCTCCTGACCAGTTGGTTGCTCTCAAGCAGATCGATGCGGATTTCAAGGCAAAAATGGCTCAAGTTGGGGTCGATCTGGAGCGGATCGCGGTCGATGATCGTAAATCTGCGCGGGATATGCAGAAAGAGACTAAGGATTGGATACCGAGAGCCTTGGCTGTTTCAGTAACGATCGGGTTCTTTGCCATTTTGCTCTATATGCTCGTTTATGGCCTTCCAACCACGGGTAACGAGGCTTTGCTTTTGCTCCTTGGTGCGCTTCAGACGGCTTGGGGGGGCATTATTGCCTTCTATTTCGGCTCGTCATCTGGGAGCCAGCAAAAAGATAAGATGATCTACAATTCCACGCCTAATAAGGACTGATAAAATGAACGGATTCAAAGGCTCCGCAATCAAGATGACGATCGAAGATATTCATGCCGTTGCGGATACGGCAGGG